TCCGGAACCAATGAGAAATGGTGAAGTTTCACCGAGCTGACCAATTCCATGTGCAGCAGAGGAACTCACAGATGAGACCCCTCTAAAGCTTGGTGGCCCGAAGAATCCAAATGGAAGATATAATGAGTTGGCGCTGCCTTGTTCAACAGCCTCGTTAATCTCTACATAAACAAAGTCAGATTTGTTGTCGTATTCTCCATAAGTCTTCAGACGGCGTTCGTTTGAGTCCCAAGAAGTATATTTGGTACCAATCTTGCGACCGATATAATCGGGAGAAGTAGGATCCAAAGTACAGTTATCAAAGCGTTCGATTACCGTAACCTTGTTATCGGAATCGCGGACGTCTCTCAGAATAACAGAGAATGTTCCGTAATCAGAAACTCTAGAGCTTGATTGACGAACCTTGCCAATCGATACCTTTACGTTCTTCTGCAACCACTCACCGTGGCCGCGTCCCTTGAGGCGGAATAGTTTCTGCTGGGCAGCCGGAGCGTAGTTAGCTGCGTCTCCGCTTAGATCCTGACCAATAAACCAACCAGCAACAGCTTCGCGTGAAGCCTGCTTCATGTCTTGCGGTCCAGTTCCGGTTGAGCCACTGAGCCCAATGCCTAGGATAACCCCTTGAAGGCTCGTGTCAGTGGTGAAATTGAGATCGCGTAATTCTTGCTCAAAGGTCTCTCCAACCCAGAAGTCCTGCAATGAGGCACTTGGGTAAAATCCTCCTGCGAGGAGTTGAGGGTTAGTGTTGAGCTTTCTGCGCACAAAGTTGGCGCCGTCGTCATTAAAGTTAAACTTGAATTCTTGTTCACCATTCAGGGTTCCGGTGACAACAATGTTGAACAGCCCGTCTGAGTCTGTACCTATCAAAACACCTTGTTGTGTGATACTACTTCCGCGTCCAGCATCCGGTGCAATGGTTGGCACACCCCCAAGGCTAAGAGGAGTTCCCTTAAGAGATATCGAACCCGTGTTCATATAGAAGATGGCTGCTAATACAAGATCGTTATTAGCTGCTGTCAGATCCGCAACCGTTCCCGATTGACAGACCCAGAGACCGTAAGCGCCACCAACCAATGCGGGGTTAGTGCCGAGATCTTGAGATGTTTCCCAACCTGCACCTGCGGCGCCGCCAGCAGAGCCACCGGTTGCAGTCTGTTGACCAAGCAAGCGCATGTAAGTAACTGGTGCGACAGATGGCTGTAGGAATGCCTTCGCGGCGTATGTGCCGTACATTGGCGATTGGTAGTTTCCATCACGGTAAACATCGTTAGCGCCGCCGGCGCCTGGTACGGTATCTCCGAACGCCTGAACAAACTGCGAATATGATTCGACCTTGATCGGCTGCATGGCCAGGCCGCGAGACGATCGACCAATAACTACTGGTCCGATTTCTTGTGGGTTTTGTGGGCGAAAGGAATTGTCAATTTCATTGACAAAGACACCCGGCGATACAAATTTAAAACTTTTTACTGACATGTTGCTTAGTCCCTCTTGTGATGCGTGCAAGATTGTATTATAGTGCAATCATAGATAAATAGTGTGGGTATGGTCGAAAAGCTGAAAAAGGACCCTGAACTAAGCAGAAAAAAGCCCACTGTGTTCAGGAACTGTCAGAGAACCACGGTACCTCGCCTGCTGGCATCTCTCTTTCGGAAGGAAACTGATATTCTACCGTATTTTCATCAATCCTAACGATGGGCCTATCATCATTCTTTCCCTCGCCAATAAGATAGCCTAGAACCTTGATTGTAATCTCGGTAGTAAACATCCTCATCTCTTCTGCGAGGTTTGACACGTTGTTGCTTTGTGCAAAGCTCTGATCAATGAACGCCTCGTATAGGTGTCCGTTTCGGCGCATCACAAAGGTGTTCGCCTGTCCGGTGCGAGCCATGAACGGGCTGACTAGCGTGTTCATCTGCTGTTGGTATTCGCTCTTAATCACTATCTTATAGTCAACATTAACATATACTGGGAGTGGGATTGACAAGGTTTGGACCACTACCTTCTTGTTCTTTCTCGGATAATATGGTTGTCTCTTTACTTCTAAGTTTGTGCGAGTATTGCCTACGGTGGCAAAGTTACGAGTCTTATCAGGAACTATTCTTTTCGCTAATACAAATCTCCCGGAACGTCCGTTTTTATCTTTCGAATAGTAGTTTGCTTGGAACACCCCACGCTTCGCAGGATCTTTGGTAATACCAGTCCTTTCAACACTTATAATTGGGAGTTTAAGAGCGCCTCCATCATCTCGGAGATCTTTCTTGTGCTTTATTTGATATGCTCGCTCTGGCACCTGCCATATAACAGGTACTTGAGTGAAGCCTTCGTTAGTGTGGGCTTGTAGGTCTAGATCCTTCTTAAGCCACGATACAAGGGAGAAATCAATATTCTCGATTGTAGAAGCCAGCATACCCACTTCTTTAAGTGTGAGTTGCCCATCCTCTCCCTCTGGGAGCATTGCAAAGTCAAAGTTATCAGGTAGCATCGAAAAGCCCCTTTCTTGCGCGCTTGCAAACTGCATGCACTTCAAATGTTTGGTCGACCTGTCCGAACAGCTTCTTGGGCTCAGATAACTTAACTATTTCATAATAGAAGTCACCGTACAGTACAAAATCGCCCTCGCGAACGAACAAGTTTTGATCTTCAGTCAGCCGGCGCTTATGAAAATGTACATTAATCTCCCACGACTTGTCGATTCCTGCATTCTCCAAATATGTCGTTTCAAACTGCGTGAAATCAACCAGTGCATATACTCGGACTGGGGGGAGGTAAGTTTTCTCTATTGCTTCGCCATATAACTCGTGGAAGTCGGTCGTTTCGAGGTCAATCGGATAATAAAGGATCTGTTGTCCAATGACCTTTTCAATTAACTCGTCATTTACCTGCTTGACAAGATTTCGCTCTTTCTCTCCCAAAAACAAGGGAGGAGGTGGAGCAGGTGGCCTTTTCCATTCGTTATCTGACATTTATCTAGCCCACCATGATTGGAAGGGGCGAATATTTTAGCGTTTCAGTTGTGGCTTCAGCCTTCTCTTGATCGTCCTTTGCCAATTGTACATATTCCATCTCTTTGAGTAGCTCTCGGAGCTTGTCTCTTAACGAATCTTGTTCAGCTTTAGCTTGTGAAAGCAGATCCGCGTGATTTAACGTAACTGATTCGCCCGGAATTGGAATTGTGGTGAACTTTCCTCGGATTTGTCCCAGCATCTCTTTGCAGAGTGCTAGCGAATACTTGCGAATCCATTGTTTACCAATGGCGTTGATGTTTTCGTAAGGAATGTTGCCGAACGGGGCTGTATTAATGTTGTTGATGCCGTCGACACTGCCAGATGGTCCGGCTCTGCCTTCCCATGCGTTGTCTTCTACATAAAACTGAACCCAGATACGGCTCATTTCGCCAAGACCCCAATAACTAGGCATTGGAAACAAGCGCAATCTACCATCGATTAACTCATATGAGTAGTTTGATGTTCTCGTCCTTAATGAATCTTCATACATGATGGCTTGCATCTTGTTTTGCCATGTAGGAATGACTTCAAACGTCGAATCATCTGAATATTGTCCGTATGTCGACATATTACCGACAACACCTACACCGCCGTAGTATCCATAGAAGCGCCACATTGCACGAGGCGAACGGAAGAACACCTTGGTAACGTTAATACGCTTATTGTTGACTTTTCCGGCATAATCGACCGCAATACCGCCATCGTCCACACCAGAGTCGGATGCATCCACAATGATCTGTCGAATGTCATAGTCCTGCTGCCCTGTGGCTGGCGAAAAGGATGCTGAGTAGTACCTGACGTCTCCACCCATGCCAGCATACGATGTAAGCCCGTCTGCGATGTTTCTCGCTGACTGAAACTTGAACTTTGGATATTTGAGTGCCACATGTGTGCCGCTTAAGCTCGAAGATAGCGGACTGGCAACCATGTCGCCTAAGTGGTTAAATGTACCGGTAGTGTTGCCCAACATTGTGCCGAGGGCATTTTTGCCTTGATGGAGGTTAATGATATATGAGTATTCTAATACTGCTTCTTCGTAAGCTGCGTATACGTTTGACGGGGTTAACTCAATGTCAACAACATCGCCGCCAAGCTTCTTATATACATAGGCTACCTGGGCAACCGCTCCTGTAATAAACTCAGCAGAACCGGTATAAGCGCCAAAAGGAAGTGAAGTCGCGACTTTGATTGCACTTCCGGTCGATGTAAGTACGATGGCGCTAGTTGTCGATAGTGGTTGAAGATCAGTTGGCATGTATAGAAACTCCTGCTGTAGTAAGTAGTCTTTTATGTCTAAAGGATCCTGCCCGGGTTTGGAAAAACGAAAATCTCAAAAAATTGGGGGCAGTATTTTTTAGGATACTGGCTTTTTCATAAAAGAAAACCCCTGCCAAATAACTGAATACTTGACAGGGGTTTTAAATTTAGCTACTGATTATTTATCAGGCGCCTGACTCACCGAGCATACCTCGGACGATAACCAAACCGTAGAGGTCTGGACGAACCATCTTCTTGGCATAACGAGTCATCACACCCTTGCGAGGCACGAAGTCTTCTGGTCCAAAGATGGTAGGAGTGGTTTGCAGTGGCACATAAGGTGCGTATACATATCCAGATTCAAGGAAGCTGGAACCACGTCGACCGACGAGAACCACGTTTCGGAGGAAGTATGGGTCAACAATGACGTCAAACTTCTTAGAAAGTGATCCAACCTTAACAGCGCCAACGGAACCCTTCTCGTCATCTGCAGTAACAGATGCGCGGAATCCGGCGGTGAACTCAAGGATGTTGGCAACCTCTGGGGAACAAACGATGAAGTTTGCGCCACCACGAAGAGTCTTGCGGTGGATTTGAGCAGAAACATCATTGATTGTCTCAATGAGAGTCTCATACCACTCGCTGACAGTACCGGTGAAGTCGGGAGCCTTTGCAGACGCACCAATCTCGGCACCAGTTTCGCGGTTGAGGAACATACCAGGAGAACGAGCCCAGTAGTATGTTGCAGCCGTTGCACCATTTACAAGGTCAGCGAGGATCTCACGGTCGATCTCAAGAGCAATCTGCTCAGAAAGAATCGAAGTAAGTTCTACCTCTGCATCCAAGTTGTGGTAAGCGTTGAGGTCTTGACCCAATTCGGGTGTCCACTTCGCTTTCAACTTCTTGGTCATCGCTGTGATAGCGATACTGTCGACCTTGATGTCAATCTCTGGAATGCTGTCTTGGTTTTCAAGACCCCATTCAACCTGACCAACAATCGAACCCATCGCTCCACCGTTTACGAGGTCATCAGTTTGAGCCCAAGACAGAGTGTTCCTCGCATTGACCATTGCTGCAGCAACGGCGGCGCCGAACTGAGCTATAGTTCCGTAACCGGTTGTACCTACCGC